ACTAAAAAGGGGGCAAAAGGGGGGGCGAAGAAGTGGGCGCGTTGCGCGTTATTAAATACCCCCTGACATAAATTCTAAAATTTTGGGTCTTTGACTATTGTATACTTCCAGTTATTCATTTATGTTATGAACATGATAAATTTAGTAAAAGATACCATCTCTAACGACGACATAGACAAACTAATTGGGTGGTTACAAACCTACCCACGACTAACCAAAGGTCCACTAACATTAGAACTTGAGCAGAAGTGGTCGGATTGGATCGGAACAAAGTATTCTGTGTTCTGTAATTCTGGTTCTTCAGCTAATTTGTTGATGTTAAGTGCATATATTGAAAACACACGTATGCAGAAGGACCGAAACAAACTAAAGATAGTAGTTCCTTCTGTCTCATGGGCTACAGATCTGGCTCCAATCATACAACTTGGCCTAACCCCCATACTATGTGACTGTAACCTTAACGATTTATCTATTGATCTGGACCATCTTAACGAAATCATCACAAGTCATGGAAAAATAGATGCGTTGTTGTTGGTTTCTGTTTTAGGTCTGGTACCTAAAATGGATAAAATACAGGATATATGTGATAAACACAATATAGTCTTGTTGGAAGACTCCTGTGAATCTATGGGTAGTAAACATAAGGGTCAGAATCTTGGTACATTTGGTAATATGTCCTCTTTTTCTACGTTCTTTGGTCATCATATCTCTACAATAGAAGGAGGATTTGTTTCAACCAACGACAAAGAGCTGTATGATTTGCTGCTAAGTCTCAGAAGTCATGGTTGGGATAGGGATCTCGACAAGAAATCCCAAAACAAACTACGAGATGTATGGGATGTGTCTGGATTTGAGTCGTTATACACCTTTTATTACCCCGGTTACAATCTTAGGTCTACAGATCTAAACGCATTTATAGGTATCGGACAAATAGACAACCTAAATGAGTGGGGGTTGGTTCGTGAAAAGAATTTTCGCTTGTATCAGCGACTAATCCACAACGATTACTGGAAACCAAAGCTATATCCCAACTCTTTTGTTTCTAATTTTGCATATCCCATCATTCATCCCGCACGTAATGAAATAGCACAGCAATTACAGAACAATAGTGTAGAGGTACGGCCACTTGTTTGTGGTTCTATGGGCAATCAACCCTTCTATAAGAAACAATATGGGAAAATAAAACTACCCAATGCAGATAAAATAGACGAATACGGGCTATATGTCCCTAATAACCCTAAACTTACTGAAAATGAAGTAACTATCGTAGCAGATATTATTAATAACGTAATAACATGCAAAAATACGCCATAATAACAGGGATAACAGGACAGGATGGCTCTTATCTGGCTGAATACCTACTAAATAAGGATTATCATGTCTTTGGTTCTGTACGGAAATCCTCCTCTAATTCTATGGAACGGCTAGATCCCATCAAAGATAACCCCAACCTACAACTAATCAACATGGATTTTCTTGATACAGGATCTATAGACAACTTTGTCCATACTGTTTATAATAAATGTAACCCCTCACTTTGTATTAGTGAAGATCTTGAAGTCTATAACTTAGCTGCACAGTCTCATGTAGGAGAATCCTTTAAGATTCCATCTATTACCCACCAGATCAATGCGGTTGGTGTTATAATCCTACTCGAAAGTCTTCGTAACTATTTTAAGGATAGGTTCAGGTTCTATCAGGCTTCTACCTCAGAGTTGTTTGGGAATACCGGCAGTAAAAAAAATATTATTCTAAATGAAACTGCTCCGTTTAGTCCTACATCTCCTTACGCAATAGCTAAAGCCTCTGCATTCTATACCGTCAAGAACTATCGTAAGGCTTATGACCTGTATTGTGTTAATGGTATATTGTTTAATCATGAGTCACCCCGTCGTGGTAAAGAGTTTGTGACTCGTAAGATAACTTTAGGTATAGCTGAATACGCTTCTGGAAAGAACACATCCCCAATACAACTTGGAAATATCTATGCCCAACGTGATTGGGGAGATGCCAGAGAGTATGTCAAGACTATGCACCTGATGCTAACCAAACAGGAAGTTATGGATGGGATCTTAAACAAGTACCACGAAGTTACTGATTTTGTGGTAGCTACCGGAGAAACAAGAACCGTTAAGGATTTTTGTGAGCTGGCCTTCAACAAGATAGGTGTAGGTCTGGAGTGGATAGGAAGGGGTGTTAATGAAAAGGCAATCAACCTGAACAACAAAGAAGAAACCCTGATAGAAGTAAACAAAGAATTTTACAGACCCTCTGACATTCACTATCTGTTGGGAGATGCAAGCTTGATTAAAGAAAAACTAAAATGGAAATACCAAAATACCTTTAAGGATTTAGTAGACGACATGGTAGAAAGTGACCTTCTCAATGTTTCTGTATAATCAAAAATATAATTTCTTACATGTAAGTGTTCCATTGGAGATACCAGCTATATCAGCCAATATCACAGAGTTTATAGATTCCAATAACGAGAAACTTGTTCCAAATAAGTATAAGAAGCAGGAAAAAATCCTTCCACATTACTGTTATTCGGTAGACCTAAAGGACAAGATTGAGGATTGGGACACCATATATACCTTTGGGATAGTGCGTAATCCCTATGACTATATGATTGGTTTGTGGGAATTTTATACCGAAGGACCATCAGACAATATTGCATGGTGTAAAAGCCTGACAGAAACGTCTGATGCTGTCAGAGAACAATACCGTATCAAGAGTAGGGGGTTTGTTCAGTGGTTATTCGATGAAGATTACAAGTACCTTCATTCGTTTCCGTTCTGTGGTGACAGGCTAACATCACAGACCGTATGGTTATCTGAAGTAAACGATATCTTTTCTTTCGAGAACACTACCCCGTTACTGGATAAACTATTCAAACTAACGGGAATACCCCTCCCATCCTTTAAGGGAGGTACTCCAACAACCAAAGAACTACAAAAGAAAAGAGCCAGCTACTTCGGTAACAGTAAGAAAGCTGTTAACCTGATAGCCGACTCTTTTAAAACGGAAATCGAGATGTTTAACTATACGTGTTCTTAACTTTGATTACCTGTTTTTCTGCTTCTTTATCTGTATCGGTAACGAGAATAGTAAGGATACCATTCTTACAAACAGCTTCCTTTACCTCAAAAGAATGCTTAATAAGGTTTACCACCTTATAGAAATTATAGACCGAACCTTCTGTATTAAAGGGGTTCTTACCCATAACAACAACATCCTTATCGTAATCTTTGGTCTTAATGATTAGTTTATCATTAACCCGATTGATCTCAATGGTTGATTCATCGTGACCCGGAATAATGAAATAAAAGATATAGTTCTTATGTTTAGAATCCTTTGGGTCTGAGCAGATAATGTAGTCTCCACCATAATAAAGAATTTCGTTATCGAACTTATAGAATGGAAGCTTCATTAATTCTTTGGGCGTATGTTCCATAAATTCTTTATAGTTGCTATTATAATTAAAGAACAAACTATTCATCTGATCAATTAACGAATCAAACATTTGTGGTTGTTTAATTAGATTTTCAAACATGTTTATCAATTTTTATTTTTCCTTTTTTTCGTTGTTTTTTTATCTTCCCTTTTATTTTTTTTATAAGCGGAAGAATGGTTATGTATATATAAAAAACTGACCCGAATATATATATAGTGGCATCAGTTACAAAATCCATGATAAACTATACTAAAGGAATATGCAAAGATTATGAAAAAAAAGAAACTTGATCGGGATGCTCACATATTGTATGCAGAGATGCCCGATGATAAATTAAAGACCTTAATCAAAGAAACAGCATCTTCCCGAAAGATGAACTCTGCTGGAATGGATCTACAGGATATGCGCCGTGAATACAGGCGTAGGATCTTTAGAGAAGCCGGGAAAAAGACCATACGACCCAAACGCTATGATAAATCAGATACTCCCGAAGATTTTGCAAAGCGTGTAGAGAACATCAAAATCAAACAATACATAGAAAAAGGTAAGGATAGAATGATGGAAGATACAGAACGTTTGAATTTTTCCTCCAAAGCTCGTCTTGTTGGTGGTTTAACAGCCAAGCAGGAGAAGTTCTGTAATGAGCTTATCGCTACCGGTGATATTATGCATGCATATAAATCAGCTGGATATGCTCTGGGTAAAGACGAAAACGAAACCCGCCGGAGAGCCAACCGTATTTTTTATACCAACCCCAAAATCAAGAAACGAATAGGAAACCTAAAGGAAGAAACCCTCCGAAGGATGTCGTGGTCTGTAGAAAAAGTACTGGAAAAGATTACAGCAGTCTATGACAACGCTATGGAAGGTCGGGACTTTACGAATGCCAACCGTAGTATGGAAGCTGTAGCCAGACATCTTGGGATGTTTGTGGATAAGTCCGAACAGAAGATAAAGATGTCAGGTTTCTCCGACGAAGACGAAGAAAAGAAACTCAACGAAGACATAGATAAGCTGGCTGATATGGTTGGCCTGAAGGTCGTTGAGGGTGGTAAGAAGTAATAACGATGGAGGATATTGATCTTGATGAGATTGTACAAGATATTTATAAAGAATATCCTATTCTTGCACAACATAATTTTAAAGTAGTAGATAGTCGTAATAGACCAGAAAGAAATACAGGTAGAGGATTATTAGAATATTTTCCGAAAGGAAAAGAAGATGCAAGTCCAGATCTAGCCCGGAATGTTATTGAACTTTATAGTCCTGAATTGAATACCCCAGATCGTTTAAAATCAGCTATCTTTGGAGATATGCTTCATGCTATGGATGATGAAGAATGGAAAAGAATGAAAAACGAAGTATATAATATCCGTTCACCAGAGCATGTTAAAAGAGATAAAAACGCTTATAAAAAAATAATAAACGAGATGAGAAATAAAACTCCTATAATGGAACGTAATCCAGATCATGAACCAGATATGGAGAATTGGGAAAACAGAAGTAGAAAAGATGCTTATGTTCGTGGTTATCTTGCTCCAGATTATAGAGCAGAAAGTGATCCAGAGTATAAGTGGTCCTATTCTCCTGAACAGAAAGAAACCTTAGAAAAAATGAAAGAATTTCTTAAATCAAGAGAATCACATAAAACAGGTGCTGTTGTTCGTAACCCCTATGATTATGAACCAAAGGCTATATAACAATGACTGAGTTACGGTGGTTCTGGCATAGTGGTGCTATAAACTGGTTATCTACAAAGGTATCTGAATTTAACTGCTATCTATGGCGTAGACGGTGGAAAAGGAGAAATAAAGATATGGGGCGTTATCGACATAACTATGACGACACAAACTAATCTTGTAGATCTTCGTGAGAAGTTGTTTGAACAGGCTATAGTTAAGGCACGAAGTAATTTCCTTACGTTTGTAAAGTTATTGATTCCGTCATTGATTGCTGATTTCAAGATGGGAAAACACATCGAACTTATATCTGAAAAGCTTCAATGTCTTGAAGACGGAAGCGTAAAGAGACTTATGGTGTTCTTGCCACCTCGGTCTTCTAAATCTGTCCTGTGCTCAAAGATGTTCCCTGCATGGTATATGGGCCGTCATGCCAGTTCTGAAATACTTTCTGTTTCTCACTCCGATCAACTTGCTTCTGACTTTGGTCGTTCTGTTCGTGATCTGGTCAACAACGATATCTATCGACGGATATTCCCAAATACTACCCTAAGAGCTGACGTTAGAGCTGCTGGTAAATGGCAGACCCAACAGAACGGTGTCTATATAGCTGCCGGTGTTCACTCACAGATTGCTGGTCGTGGTTGTCATGTAGCCATCCTTGATGATGTTATGTCTGAAGAAGACGCATTCTCAGAAGCGGGGCGTAGATACATTAAGGAATGGTATCCGGCTGGTCTACGTACTCGCCTGATGCCTGATGGTAACATCGTTATAATCAACACCCGCTACCACGAAGATGACTTATGTGGGTGGCTTCTGGCTATGGAAGAGAAACGAAAGAAGGAAGATGTGTTTAGGGATGATGATCCTGACGATCCTGAAATAGAAGGATGGGAAGTTATCAAGATACCTGCGTGGCTGGATGAAGAGTCTGCTGAACTTCTTGAGTTACCGGTTGGTTCTTCTTACTTTCCTGAGTGGAAACCGACAGAA